CCTGCAAAAGGTTGCGCCCTCTGCGAGTCGAAATGTTTGTTGTTTGAGCAGACACATCGACAATGACAGGCACGCTAGATGCAAGTTCAGCAAAGCCTAACTGTGAAGTACCCAAGATAAACGGATTACCAAATGAAGCTCCACCCGATAGGTTTATCTTGACAACAAGGGTTGCTGGTAATGCCATTATCTGTACGCAGTCGTATAGGAGATTGGGATTCCAGAAGCCTGATTGTTGTAGATGCCCTGAGTAATGGCATTGACTAGATCGCGTTCAGTAGTGACTGAGCCTTGCACATTTACTGAAATGTTTGTTGTGCGAGATTCAGCAGCTCTAAATGTACCTGCACCAAAGTCCATAGACAAGGCTGTGTTAGGAATGCCACCAGATACCGCTGTTGGGTCATTGGTCATAAAAGTTGATGTGCCTGCTGTAACTGGAGTGTTTCCAGTCAAAGCTTGTAGCTGTGCTAGTTCGTTTTGAACCTTGTCTAGCAATGCTCGAATTGCTGCAAGAATGGCTTGGCGGAATGCTTCTAAGGCATCGGTTGCTTTATTGGCATTCATAATTTGACCAGCAAGTGCAGCGTTTTGATCCTTGATAGCAATGAGAGATAAAAGGCGCATCTTTGTTTCACCATCAGTTGCCTGATTCATAGCAGCAAATAAGCCAATGCGCTCTACATCGAACTTCTTTTCTAGTTCAAGAAGTGCTAACTGATCGCCTGTGAGAACAAGTTTTCTAGCAGTATTGTCGTTATCAATCTTAGATAAAGTGTTTTTGGACTTTTGAAGTCTAATTGCATCAGCGTTGGCTTTATCGATGGCTTTGCGTTGTCCAGGCGATTGGGCTGGAATACCTGCTGAACGAGCTTTGCTAGATGCACCTAATCTAGAAAGAAGTCCAATTCCTGAAATCTGAGTACCAGCGGCTAGAACATCACCGATAAATCCTGCACCAGGAATAGATTTAATTGCTTTTGTAAGAACACCGATGCCATAGATTGCATTACCAATTTGAGTGGCAAAGCCTTCCATTGCTGTTGTTGCTCCACCAATACCCTCATTGCCTGCGACCATCTGCATAGCATCTAAAAGGTCTTTGCCAATAATTTCTTTAGCGTTCTCAGAAGCAACTGCTAATTTAGCAATAGAGCCTGAGTAGCCTTCAGCAGCTGCTAATGCCTGACCAGAAAACTTCTTTGTAAGTTCAGCTGTAATTAAGTCCAAGTCACCAGATGCAAGAGTGGCTTTAGATAACCCTGCACCTAGACGGCTAAGGGCTGTGGTCTGACCACCATAAGCCTTAGCAAGGGCTAAAGATACTGCGCCTAAATCTCTGCCTGTACCTGCCGCAATATCAAGAGCTAAAGCTAAACCATCTTGTGACTTCTTGACATCGCCTGTAGCTGTAAGAAGGGTTCTAAAGGCTGGTCGAAGGTTGTCATCAAGAACGCCAGTAGCGCGTTGTAAATCACCAATAAACTTCTCAACTTCGATTGAAGCAAAAGCGTTGCCTGTATTGGCTAGGGCTAAGGCTAATGATCGTGCAGCCTTCTCATCAGCTGCAAATGCTTTGACTGACTGCTTACCAAATGCATATAACTTAGAAGCTGCAAAGACTCCTGCAAGTTGCTTGCCTAATTTGGCAACAGACTTCTCTAATCGCTGTGTAGCAGTTTCAGCCTGCTTAAATGCTTTATTGCCGGTGTATTCGGCTGCAATATCAATTACTACATTAGCCATCAGCGAGTGCCTACCATTCGATTAAAAGTCTTACCAGCATTGTCAATAGCCTTTAGAACAGCCTTTGTAGCGTTGCCCTGGTCATTTTCCCAAGCCTTATAAATCAAGCGACCACGCTCTTTGCCTGATCCTGTAAGTGGGCCCATTGCCTGAGCAAAGTTAGGACGAGATGAAGGCTTTGTGCCTGGAGCGCGGCGACCTGCTGTTTCATAGATAGCACCAGCTGCTGAACGGTTACGAATCTGTGCTAATGCTGTAAAGCCTCTGCGATTAGGCTTCGATGGTGTTGTCTTGTAACCAATGCCACGCTTAACGATTGAAGCGTTAAATACAGGAAACTTGCCGCCTTCTCTAGCCCAGTTGCTTAAAGGCGAGGTAGTGACGAATCCTCTAGCTTCTTTTACAACAGGCTTAAGAACGCTAGCAATTTCCTTTTGTGTTTCTTTGCCTAATTCAGGAGCGAAGTTACGGAGTGCCTTGCGAAGTTCAACGCCGCCTTTGACGGTTGCTGGCATCTCTAGCCTCCTTCGCTTCATCCTGTAGAACCTTGATTAGGTTCTTTAGCATTACTTCATCTAGCTCTAATAATTGTGTTGGCGAGATCCCGAGCCTGACGCTTAATTTAGCAATCAGGTAGGTGATCGAGTCTCGCCCTAAGCCAAAGGGTCATCATCTAGCACCTCGACCGAAGTCAAGGTTTCAATGAACTGATCCCCAAAAGGCTTTACAGTTTCACCCGAACGACGAATGGCTTCCCAAGCAAGGAAAAAGATGTCCGACTGGCGTTGATCTTCAATGAAAGCTTTGTGAAAACCCTTTTTCGCATGAATCTCAAAAGCGTATTGAATAATTGGAGTAATTGCATATTCTCCAACTGTTCCATCGACTCTAGTTACTTTTAGTTTTGCCATTCTTTGCCCCTTAGTTTAGTTATTTAGAAAGTACCTGTTGTGGCTACTGCAACTGTTGAGTTAGCAGTAAATGTGATTGACATTGTTCCAATATCGCCAACAGCACCATTGATGTCTGTTGTGTTATTGACTAGCAATGAAACTGTGTATAGAGGGTTTGTAGCAGATACCGCTGTTCCCTTTGTCTGTAGGAATACGCAAGTAACAGTTGTTCCCCATGCAGCTTGGAGTGTTGCAAGAACATTTGCTGATGCTGTGTCATTGAGGAAGTCGATTGTAACTGTTGATGCTTCCAAGCCCTTTACGAACTTGTGAGAAGAATCGCCCATTGCTGTTACTTCGAGTTCATCAAATGAACGATTGATTGTTACTGCTGTTACATGGTCAGAAAGATCAACAGAGTTAATCTTAACGCCTACGTTATTGTTTAGAAATACAGCCATTAGGATTATTCCTCGTCTTTCTTAGTAGATGCTGGCTTTGGTGCTGAAGTAACCTGCCCGATTTTCTTCAGGAAGGCTTCGTTTTCTTTTTCCCATTCGGACATTTTAGCTCCAGGTAGTTAGAACGGATAGTGACATCTCGCATGTAAGCAGGTCGCCAGATGCCGCGTTTAACACGCTTGGCTGGGTTACTGCTCCCACATTATATGTTAATGAGGATGCTGCGAGTTTGTTGAACACACCCACAAGGGCATCTTCAATTCCATTGAGGTTTCCTTCATTATCAAACAAAGGAACGGTGATGATTATCTTAAAATTAGCAGTTGGAGCAATCGTGTTATGTTGATTGTTGTTAGGCTCTAAATATGGATCACTAGGGCTAACGATTACTGAATTAGCCAAGACTGTGGCTGGTGGGAATGCAAATGTTTGCCACTTAGTGTTATCGACTAATGCTGTCGCAATCGTGGTTCTAAGAGTAGTGAGAGCAACTGGCATTATCCGACCATCGAGTCAGGGCTCAAAGCGTGGGCTAATAAGCCACGAACGCGAGCCAAGAGAGTGTTACCCATGCGGTATGGGCTAGGAGTAAAATCTGGTGATACGCCGCCTGTAGAACTAACCTGGCGTGCCTGCCAAATGTCTACTGAAATCATTAAAGCAGCTTCTTGAACTGCTGAATCTTGTGACCAATCAACATAAGTATCTGCTGCAACTTGACCCAAAGGATTTACTGGGTGATAAGGAGTTGCTGTGTTGTTGTTGCCTGTGATGGCATAAGTGATGCTGTATGCGCCAACGCCTGTGATTGTCTTAGAGCCGTTGTGTTTTGATCCATTGCCTGAGATTACGACAGTTTGACCAACATAGAAAACATCTTTTGTAGTTGTTTCAAAATAAAGTGTGCCTGTGTTTGTTGTGTTGCTATGAGCTACATTGAATGAGTAGTTATTCCATAGCATAGGAAGAATGACGGCATCAGCTGCATCGCATGTTTGTTGAAGGGTGGCATCAGCGTATAGCGAGCCAACACCTAGTGCTGAGCGAAGTTCTGCAACTGTGCAAAGTGACATTCTATTCCTTTCTAAAGACTGGGAGTGGAGCAAGGGCTGCGCCCCACTCCCAGCGACTTAGGGTGTTACTTATGCCTTGTTGTTCTTGAACGCACCAGCTCCGACCTTAGTCGCGATTGCGCCAAAGCCGTAGTAGCCGATTGTTACTGAACCTGCTGCAGTTGATTCTGCGCGTAGGCGGTATGTTGGTGACTCATACCATGTGTAAGCATCTGGGTTCACGATAAGGATTGAACCGTCTGTGTCTGTTCCAGCTGCTGTGTTAGGTGTTACATAGAGGTTTAGTCCTGCAACATTGCCTTGTAGAGATGTTGGTACAACTGCGCCGCCAGCGTTCATTGGATTTGATGCTGTGTAGATTGGGCGACCGTTGTCATTGAGTGTCATGATGTTTGACCATTGTGCTGTGTTAACAATCATGTTGCGAGCGAATGGGTTTGGAAGTCCAAGTGTCGCGTTGTAAACAGATGCTGAACCACGAGCAACAATTCCAAGAAGCTCTGCAGCTGTTGGGTAAGTTGTTGTTGTTGTTCCGTCTGCTGTTGCGCCTGAGATGAGTGCTGCGTTTACTGCTGCATCTGTTGCTTTTGCGTAAGCAGAAGCCATGTTGCGAACGAGTTCATCGAAGAATGCTGGAGATGTACGGTCTAGAAGTTCAACAGAGAATGTCTGTTGTCCAGCGTACTTCTTAACTGATACTGACAAGAACGCTGAGTTCTGATCTGTTTCATTGAATGCTGCATCTTCTGCTGTTTCTGCGACTGTTGGCATTACTGTGATTTTAGGAATCTCGAATGTCATACCTGCATCTGGAAGCACTCCGCGAGAGATTGCATCGATGCTTGGACGGATTGTTGTTCCAAGTGGGTTGATGATTTCAGACAGTTGGCGTGTTGGTACAAGACCTGCGTTGTCTGTTGTGTTATCTGCTGCAAGTAGGTATTGACGAGCTGACTCATCACCTAGTGCTGCGCGGATTGTTTGTTCAGCATACTTTGCTGCTGTGATTTCAATGCGTGGCTTTGTGTAAGCCATTGCTGTGACAGTTGGGCGAGCAGCTTCTACCGCCGGTGCTTCAACTGGTGTTGCTTCGACGGCTGGAGTGGTATTTTCCACGTTGGCTATCTCGCTTTCTGTTGGTTGGGTTTCGGATACAGCTTCTTCTACCTTCTCGGCTTCTTCTGCTGCAATATCAGTAACTTGAGCAGACTTGAATGCTGGCTCTGTTACTAAACTTACTTCGACTAAGCGAGCAGCGGACACATAAGTCACGCCGTCCTTAATCTTTGATTTAAGAACTTCTGCCCCAATGCTGAGTCCTGATTGAAGTCCTTCTTCTGCAAGGATTAAAGCTTCTGTGCCGCGTTGTGAACGGCTGATAGAAAATACTGCATCGATTGAGTTCTCTGATTCGCTGAAACTTACTGCGCGACCCAAAGGCTTCTTAGCATCGTGCTGGCTAAGTAGCTTGATTGATTTGGCTTCTGGAATCTCGATTGATCCTGATTCAAAGATTACTTTGCCGTAATTGGTCGAACCTGCTTCAACATTCAATGGCACAATTTTGCCAGAGATAGTGCGGCTACCGGAGTCCGCTGTAAGTTCAGCCGTAAGGGTTACGATCTGGTTCATTCCATACCATTGCTTCCATTAGGTGATAGGTCTGTCATTTCCATAGCTTGCTCAGTTGTAATTAACTGTAGGGCTAGGAGTTTTTCGATTACTGCTAGTTCAGCAAGTGGATCTGTGCGCAAGAATGTCTTATCGATGTCGAACTTCACGACATGACCTCTAGGAGTAATATCATCCATCGATAGACGATCTTCAATAGCTGTGATAAATGGCTGTAGAGATAATGCCAAGAATTGCTTTCGCTCATCTTGGACATTCGAGTAGGTCATACTGTTATTCATTTCCGCGCTGACATAGTAAGCAGGGACATTGCAAAGTCGAGCAATCTCTGTAGCAAGATTCTGAATCGCCTCGTTATACATCATTTCTTTTGGTGAGAATGCAACTGGTGTGTACTCAAGTGTGGAAGTCAAATACGCTGTTGAACGGTTATTACGAGCATTCTTCCATGCGTTAAGTAATCCTTGAACTTCTTTAGGGTCAAGGTCTGCACCGTTGTTCTTGATGTAGCCAGTAGCCATTGGAGTGCCTGCTGCAATAGCAGCGGCTTTCTGAACATCAATAGCAGCGCGAATTGTCTGTACTCCGCTGTTAAGGATGCCATCACCTAATGATTGGAATGTTATAAGAGAACCCAAGCCGTCCATTGGCAATGTAATGCCATCTACTGCATAAGAACGAACAAATGTATTTGTAGAATCAAGTGTTGCAGTTACGCGAGAGTTAGCAATCCACTCAAAGCGTGATGGTCTGCCATCTTCGTTGTAAACTTCGACAACCTTCCAGAAGGCTTGTCCGTAAAATAATAATGAATCAACAGTCCAGGCAATAGTTACTGATCGTGGCTGTGAATATGAAGGTTGTTCCATCCATACAGGTGAGCCAAGTTCTTCATTTGTAGATTTTTTGTAAAGCTCTAAAGGAATTGCGCCGATAGTGCCACAGAGAAGATTGCGGCATCGTTGTAATGCAGGAACTGAGATTGCTTCTGTTCGTGATACATAGGCATATTGAAACGGCATTGCATAAGGCGAGTACTCACCTAAAACTTGAGGGGCGGACTGCGCTTCGAGGATTGGTTTAGTTTGTAATCCGAATGTTTGCAGTATACGACCCATGTTTACATATTAGCACACTTTGTCTAATATTTGACAATTTATGGGTTTCGTGTCTAGGTAATGATTTGAGGCTTAGGAGCAGGAAGCATCAGCTTTGAAACAACCATTGCCAAGCCAATAGGTGCTGAGATGTCACCAGCCGACTTTCTCTTGATAATTCTCCAAGCTGAGTCATTGACCTTAGCTGCACAGTTATTCATCTGCTGGATCAATTCTGCCTGTCCATTGTGAACCACGCGATGATTAACCAATCCTTCTAATAAGTCACCACAGGCTTTATAGAACTGCTGACCAGATACATCCTCTGTCATTACACCAGCCTGAGAAAGTCTGTCTGCAATCGTCTGTGTGGCGTATTTGTCAAAGCAGACTAATCGCGGTTTATAGATGTCGCACCAGGCTTTGATGCTGGCTGCCATCTTTAATTCATCGATTGCCATTTGTGAGCTGTAGGTCTCTAGGATTCCAATGCCGATTCGACCATCTGGCAATAATTGACCTGCGACTAACGATCCATTGCGCCTTGACGGG